AAGTGGGCGTACGCGGACGGCGAGTCGGGGGCGGTGATGCACACCGAATGGGCGGAGTGGCATCGGTTCTTCGGAGCGAGCTGGCCGAACACGCGGCCTTCGCTGGTGATCGTCAACGGCACCGCGAGCCCGATGTAGGCGCCGGTCTCGACGTCATACTGCGGCACGAGACGCGGATCGTCGTCGTCTTGCGGCGCGTCGTCGTCCATGAACCAGACCCGAGGCGGCCGTGCAGGGAACGCCGAAGCGGTCAACGCCTCGTCGTCCTCGGTGTCCTCGTCGTCCGATGCGGCGGCGTCGAGTGTGATGAAGGCTTCGTCGAACGCTGCGATCTGGCATGCGGTCAGGCCGCGCACGCGACCAGAAGTCATGCGGGTCACGAACCGGGAAGGGTCATAGTCGTCGACGACCTGCGCCCCTTCCGGGACCGAGTCCCCGGCTGCTGCGGTCAACGCCTTCCACATCGAATGGGCAGACTGCGGCGATGCCCACGCCAGGCGGGCTTGCGCCCCGTGAAGCGTCAACAACGGGGACGCGGACGCGACCAGCACCTCGTCGTCGCCGTCGTCGCCGTCGTCGTCGGTTTCCGGTGCCGTGTCGACGAACTCGATAACGATGTCGTCCACGTCGATCGAGACGCCCCACTTGTCGCCGAGCGGGGCGCAGCCGTCGTCGAGTTTGCGGACGAATTCCTCGCCGTGCTCCGACGAATCATCGATGGTGCCCGCCCCGACGATCAGCGAGTCCTGGCGTTCCAACGAGTCGACGTTGCCGAGGTCAACCCCGCCGGGGTTCGCCATGGCGTCGCCGTGCTGCTGGGTTTGCAACCACGCGAACGGCAGCGGCAGCGATCCCCACTCCAACGCTCCTTCGGCGATGACGCGACCGTCGCCGGTCATGCGGCCTTCGACAGCCACCGTTCCACTCCAACGTCGAGCCATGACGGCCTCCTACTTTGTTTCGGTAGCCGCTGTCGGCGGCGGGATGATGAACGGTTCGAAGTCGCACAGGCAGCCGCGATGGTCGCCCGGATAGTAGAACGCCGTAGCTGGCCAGCCTGACGTGTTGGCCAGCACGGCGTCGTCGAAGTTGACGAACACGGTGCCGCTGAGACGGCGGTGCGGTTCGAATGCCCTGCGGCGGCCGGGGCCGTACACCCAGCGGAACGCTTCGACTTCTGCGCCTGCTTCGCCGAGAGTGTCCATGACCGTCTCACCTGTGGCGATGCCGCCGACCGGGGCGTTGTTCGTCGGTTCGAGCACGCCGACTTCGCCGAGCATGCCGGTCTGGCCGCCGGCCAACGCCAACGCTTCGCGGATCAGCCCCGGAGGCACCCGGAACTCTGACGCCCATTCGCCGACCGTCTCCAACGCCGCCACGGCGCCACGCTCCGGCGAGAACAGGATCTCTTTGCCTACCTGGCCAAGAGCATCGGACAGCCACGCCCACGCCTCGTCGATCGACGCCAACTGGCGGAGCTTCAACGCTTCACGAGCAGCAGGTTTCATGCCGCCGAGTATCTCCGACACGACGTCCAACGCTTCTTGGCCAGCGTCGCGGCCCCACAGCTTGAACTGGTCGCCGAACTCGTCCCACGCACCTTCGAGCAGTTCGTCGGCGCTGAGACCAGCCGCGGTCAACGCCGGTTGGCCGACATCGGACGCCGCCCGGTACGCCGGTGACCGACGGGCCGCAGCAGCGACTTCAGACCCGCGGCGGGCTTTGACCCGGTTCCCTGCACGCTCCAACGCCCGAGACATCGCACCTTCCACGGCGCCTTGCAACTGGGCTCGCAGGAGGCGGTCGATCTCGGCGAGCTTGCGCCCATAGTCCTTGCCGGCCGCGGCCACGACCGCTTCTGCCTCGTCGTCTTCGACTCCGTTGTCGACGTCGCCGGTCGGGTTGACGTTGCCTTCGTCTTCGATGATGACTGCGTCATTGGCTTCCGCGTTGACTCTCGCGCCGAGGTCGACGCCGCCCTTCTGCAACACGAGCGTCGTCAGGTCCGACGTGAAGATGCCTTTCCGGGCGCCGAGCTGGACGAGGAACTCTTCCCGGTTCGGGGCGTCGTCCTCGTGGGCGCCTTTCAGTCGCCGGTACGCCGCATAGGAGATCGCGCCAGCGGACCACAGGGCGTCGGCGTTTTCCTCTGCTGAGGCGCTGGCCACGACGGCCCCGGCCTCGTAGCCGACGCGGATGCGGGCAGTGTCGACGTCGTCGTAGCCGAGAGCGGTCAGGTTCGGGATGAGGTAGGCGTACTCGTAGCCGTCGGCCAGCATGTCGCACCTGGGCTCGGCGTGGTCCTTGAACTTGTCTTCGTCGATCTGTTCGGCGTTCGAGAACGTCGTCGACATGTGGCCCATGACCACTTCGACGGGCACGTTCATGCCGCGGGCGAGGCGGTCGATCTTCGCTGACAGTTTCGCTTCCAGGTCGTCGCCGCCGCCTCGGGCCAATGACAGCAGGCGGAACCGGTCAGGGGTCAGGAACTCGGCAGGTGCGGAGATCACCAACGGCATCACCGCCGCGACCGACGACGGGTCTTCGATCGGTTCGACCAGAGCCTTCGACAACGCGTCGACGAACGGGTTGCGTTGCGGCTGGTCGGACTCGTCGCCGCCTTCGCCGTTGTCCGGGTCGGCGTCATCGGCGAAGTTCAGCTCCGACGGCACCAGCAGGATGCCGGGAGCCTGCCGCGACTTCGCCTCTGCCTTCTGCTGGTTCTGCAACAACACCAGCGTCTCGCAGTCCGAGATCAGCGACCGGAGGTGGTTGTCGGCCAGTTGAGGCCACTGCGGGTTCGACTGGTGGATGCGCAGCAGCGTCTCCGTGTCATTGTCGATCTCGCGGCCTTTGTCGTCCGGGGCTTCTTTGACGATGACGATCGGGCGCCCGGTCGAATCCGAGTTCGTCGACGTCGACACTTGGCTGACGGACCGGACCGTCCACGACTCAGGCACCGCAGGCTTGTAGCCGTCGTCGCCCGGCAGACCCTCGGCCGGTTGGGCTTGCACGCCGTGGATGAAGAACTCGCCGACGACTTCCAAGTTGAGGACACCGAGCCAGTTGATCTGGCCTTGGCCACCGGCAGCGGCTTTGAGGCGTTCCATCTCCAACACGGCGTCGCGGGCCACGGCCGTGTCTTTGATCGGGCACTTGTCGGAGTTGACCGGCACCACGTCGCCGTTGTCCATCTCGTACCCGGCGAAGAACACCACCTTCGCTGCGATGTTCGCCAGCCACAAGGTGCCGTACTTGATCTCCGGAACCTCATCAAAGTAGTTCCATGCCTCGGCCTGCCAGTTCTGGCGGCGGCCGATCTCACGCTTCGTCGACTTGCCGTCCACGAGCTGGATGCGAGTGGCAGACGCGACGAACGCCCGGTATCGGCGGACGCGGTCGGTGGTCTGGGCAGGCAGCAGATCCGTCACACGGCAGAAGGTTAGCGGTCAGCAGCCATGCGGTCATCGACCGCCCCGGCCATGCCCGCGATCTGCGATGCGGCCAACGCTCGGGCGACAGGCGACCAGACTGCCGGGACAGCCCATCGGAGAGCAGCCACGAGGCCGCCGGCCCACACGCTCACGCACCACCTGCACCGCAGCATCTCCGCCCAGAAAGGCGGCCTGGGGTCAAGGGCCGCCCACACTTCCGGGTCGTCTCCGAGCTGCTTCCATGGGTCGGCGAGACGCCCGCGGTACGCGAGGCGGATGATGGTCGCCCTGGCAGGCGCGCCGATTTTGTCTTGGTGCAGCAGACGGGTGAGGCGGGCCGCAGCGAGGGCGTCGACGGCGAACGTTTCGCTGGTCACTTGCATCCGCAACCTCCTGTTCGGGTCACGACCACTGTGCCTGACTCCACCGTCGACACGTACCACGACTTGCCTTCCGGCCACGCGTGTTCGACGGTCCACGTCGTCGGCTCCGGGTCTTCGGGTCGGCGCCACGTCATGGTGCCGTCAGAGACGAGGACGGTGGCTGCGAACTCGGTGTTCGTTGAGGGGATCGACATGGTCGCCTCAGCGAAACCGAATCCGTTCACCTCACCACCAGGACGATGACACCCACGATGAATGCGACCGTCCACCCAGACAATGCCAGCAGCCACGCCGCGTGCGAGGTGCCGTCAGCGTCGACAGTCGAGTCCGGTTCCAGGGCTGCGCTGTCGTTGCAGACGTGGCCAATGGCGAAGCGTCGGTCTTCGACGAACCCGCATGCCGTGCAGCGCATCATGACGTCGTCTTCGGCCCGGAGTACGACGGGTTGTAGAGCGGCGGGCCGCCGACGAGCGCCAGCGACGCGACGAACCCGCGGGACACTTTGACCGGGGTGCCGTCCAACGCCGCCTTGGCCACGCCGAGACGCACGGCCTCCCCGATGGCGTTGCCGTCGCGGACCCAGGTCTTCAGCACACCGTCGGTGAAGAACACGGCCGGGTCGCCGTCGTCGGGTTGAATGATCAGGTTCGGCATGTCGTCATCCTCTTTCGGTGCAGGGACTTTCGGGGCGAGCGGGGCTGCGTAGACGCCTCTCGCGTCGAACCACTGGGCGTGCCACCACTCGCCGAGCGACTTCCAGATCGGGAACCGGATGCCGTACCCGGCGGCGATGCCATGGAAGTGGTCGATGCTGCAACCGTGGAACGAGTAGTCGATGGCGTGGACGTAGCCGTCCGCCTGGCGTTGGTGATACGAGCCTTTGATGCGGAAGTCGCCGACCTTCGACGGCACCTTCGAACCGACGGCATCCGGGTTCGCCGCTGCGATGCCCCGCCGGTGCCGGTTGTCGTAGTACCACTTCTGCGTTTTGTAGTCGGCGAAGACGCGGGTGTAGCCGACGTCGATGTTCTGCTCCCAGCAGGCGGCGACGAACAGGTCGTTGCGGCGTTTGAACTCGGGGTGCAGCAGCGTCAGGTCGGCCATGCACGAGAGGCTACCAACAACCGTTCAGCCGATGTATACCTGCCACGCTATCCAGCCCAGCACGAACCACGGCGCCGAGAACACGGCAACGATGAGCAGCCAGAAACCCCACCAGACGCAACAGTCGAAGATCCGATGCCAACGCTTCACAGGCGCTGCCCCCTTCGTCGAGGGTTGAGGCAGCGCAGCAGCGAAGACCACCCTTGGAGGTTGGTTGGTGAGTCGTGTTCACCTCGCCTGCGGCTGCGCCGCCGACGGGAACGTTAGCGGAGGATGCGGGCCT